GCGGAGTTGGGCTACAAAATCATCAACACGCTCCTGAATTTCAGAATGCACAATACCGGCAGCCTCTGAGGCGTCATCATATGCCCGAATTTCCGCCAGCACCTGACCAACATCGCTTAGTGAATCCTCCCACAACTTCTGGACTGCATCAGCCCGCACAGAGTTGAGGTAGGCGTCGGTGGCTGGGGTTTTGTTGCACTCCTCAAGGCACTCTCTGCGATTATCGCTTTCACAGTTTCCTGTCAGGTCAGAGAGCAATTGGTCTGCTCTATCTGCATATCCGGTTGCCAACTCCTTCAGCGCCGCATTATCAGCCGCCATCGCGTCACGCTGTGCCTCCAGCTCATCACCACGAACCAGCGCACAATCCAGGCGCGTAGCAAGCGCTGCCATCATCTTCGCAATCTCGATCAGCGGCGTATCCATGCCGATAGCGTTGGCTAATGCATGCCCTGCAGCGACTAACTCTTTGCCCTTAACATCACTTAACTGTTTATTTTGCATAATTATTTTTCACCTCAGACCGTTATTGATAATCACAAATTTCGGGGTTAACACGCTTTTTTTTGGCGCTGGTTAACAGGTTCAGAACTCTTCCACATCCCATCCCGCTGCTTTTGGCTTTGGGTAAACTGCTTTGAAGGCGAAGGGGTACGTGTCCGCCGCGACCTTCATCTTCACCCTGGCGTCATCGCTGAAGACCCGCTTTGAGCCTTTGACGTCATGCATTTCAAGCTGGCCACTGGCATACATCACGGCGAAATCGACGGTGATGAAGCAACTGTCAGCGAGGCGCAGCTTGATGCCTTCGAACCGGTACCAGAGGATTAACCCGGCACGCTTCTGCAGCTCGAGGTGGGCGGCATAGGCGGTTTCGGATTTATTCATCTGGCCGGTTTTGAGTCTGCCAAGTGCGTAAAGGCGCTTCTGCATGCTGTTACCTCATTGGTTACTATTACCATTTTGGTAATACTTAGCAAGTAAAAAAATGCGCTTATTTGCGCTTTATCGCTATGCCCTTAAAACGCTCTGTATCGCGTTCTGCGAGGTTTTAAATCTTCTCCTGCTCCTTGCCTGCATAATTACCGGATAATCAAATCTGGTGCCGCTGGCGCAGGATTATTACTGTTTTGGAACACCAGAGGCATTCCGGCTTTTGATTCTATCGAGCATTCTCATAGCTGCTGCATGTCCATCACCGCTGGTGTTTCTGGCTGCTGCAACAGGCTTTTCAGAGAGCAGCGGCTTTGGCTCTGGCACCGTCTCACCCTGCCGGATCTTTTCGGCCCAGGCTTTCAAATGCACGTCAGCCCGCTTTTCCACTTCCATCTCGCTGAGATTGCGCTGATACATCTCACGGCGCAGATCGCACACGATCCAGAACAGAACAGGCTGGCGCCAGGGGAATGTTTCAGCACAGGTGTAGCTCAGTCGGTTACGGTTGTACCGGCTGAACTCCGCCATCACGTCTGAAACTTCCAGTCCGAATGGATTACCTGCGCTCTCGCTGGCCATCGCCATAAACTCTGCCAGGTCAGGTGCGAAGGTATTCCCTTCGCAGCAACGTGTGATGCACTGATCAACGACGCCCTGAAGCTGCTGATCAGTGAGAGCTGAAATCGCCTGGTTCCAGCGTGACGACGGCGCTCTGCCATTCTTCGCCTGCCACCGATCCGAGTACAGACCCATCATCTCCTGCCAGAATTTGATAGATCTCCTGTTGGGATCTTCCCTCTGCTCGAAGTTGCCCTGCCATTGCTTCGATTGATGACTCGTAGGCATCTCCCCGCCACGGACCGCAGTACCCATCAGCTCGTCGATTCTTTTCATCGCGTTTATCTCCGGTTGGTTTCTTCCTGCTCATCTGGTGCTTCAGGCTCTGAGCAAATTTTTGTTCCCATTGCGCGTGGTGGAAGGCTTTTCCCTCTGCCTGCCAGTAGGTGATGAACTCTGCCAGTGCGGTCTGTGGTGGAACATCGGTAAGACTCAGCCCCCACTGTGCTGCCTTCAGCAGAAAATCATCGTCAGGTTTCCAGCCTTCGAACATCGTAAACTTACCGATCCGGCCATTTGGTCCTGCCGCTGGTGGCCGGTTATCCAGGATCTGGTTTGCGACGCTCGGATGAGGAATCGCGTTTTGATGCGCGCGGCCCTTAGAGAGGGGTTTATCTTTTATATCTTCCTCTTCCTCTTCCTCTGGTAACGCTTTTTGTAACGCTGGCTGCGTTACATTTTTAACTTCCTTTTTTCGGTGCTCAGCCACCCTTCTGTTTGTAAGCGCACGTTTTTTAGAGGATTCCCCGTTGTGACGCTCGAAGTTCGGCAGGGTAAGCTTTCCATCAACATATGAGAGCCAGCCCACCGCAATCAGTGAATCAGCGAATCCTGTAATGAAAGCGATACGATCCAGTACTCCCTTTGTAACGCTGCCAGCGTTACCGTCGATTGTCTGCTGGTCAGCCCATGCCCAGATACGAACCAACTTTCCAAGAACAGCATCCGGATCGATGTTCAGGATTTCCGCTATCTGGAAAATCTCCGGCTTGTCGGGCGTTATCACCTCGACTTTTATCCAGCTGCTTGCCATCAGATCACCTCCGGTGACGTTCCCATGCTTAGCTGCGCTGCTTTCATGGTTGTCGCTATCTCTTCACGTTTACGGTTTACTCGCTCCACATTGCACTGAACACAGGCACCATTAAGGGTCCATCGCTCGCTTTTATGCCCGCGTTTGCACGGTCGGCCCGTGTAATATTTGTTGAGTCCGCGTCGAGCGGCCTCCATCTGGGTAATGATTTTCACGAAACCTCCATAAAATCCTGCTCTTGTTCTTGGCTATTTTCGCTTAACAGGAAAACAAATCAAGGCACATTTGCATATTTGGTAACGATTGGTTGTTTTATAAGGGAATTTAGGCAGAAAAGCGCATAAAAAAGCCGCCTTGTCGGCGGCTCCTGGGGTGGTGGTCGTGGCGGTTACGCTGCGGCGTAGAAGAAGGAAAGTAGCTGTTCTTTACTGATTTCCGGATTAATTCTGGTAACTGCTTTATGCAATTCAGTCATATAGTTACGACTCGGAACGCGGCGGGCATATACCAGATGAGTGCGAATATAATTCACTGTCGTGCCGGCCTCTTTCGCCAGCTGCTTCTTTTCTTCCAGCGACAGTCCCTGCCAGAACCCCTTGAAGTCAAACGGCGCCATTCGGGCCTCCAGATAACGATTTCATCAATTTAATTGTTACCTAACTGGTGGCAGTTATCAACCAGTATTACCAATCTGGTGCATTTACCAGAAAGGTAACATCGGCTTTAATTGCACCCAGCAGCCTGATAAACACACATCATGTATGAAGGGAACAAATGAAGCCTATTTCCGGGATCCGCAGAGCAAATCTCATTTACCTGCTTGAGACCCGTTTCGAGGGAAACCAGACACAGATGGCGAAAGCCCTGGGTTCTTTGCCGAACCTGATCAGCCGCTGGACCCGCGATAAACCAATGGGCAGCGCCGCCGCGCGTAATATTGAGCGCGTTCTGAAGCTGGAAGATTACTGGCTGGATAACGACCGTGACAATGTGCCGCCTGTTGCCCGGGACGTGGAGATCAGCGACGTGGTTTCTCATAACCTGCGCGTCTGGATGGATAAGTCAGAAGACCTGAAAACCCAGGGTAAAGTGCATCGCGCCAGCGGGGTTAATCAGTCCACCGTGGGCCGCGTTCTGAACAAAGAAATCGATCCGACGATCAGCACCGTCAATTCAATCGCGAAGGCTTTCGGCCGCAATGGCTATGAGCTGCTGATCCCGAATGCTGACGCCCGCCAGATTCAGTATGACCGTGACCTTTACGAAAAGCTGGATCCGGCAGACAAAGAGAAGATCGCCAGCTTTATCGATTTCGTGATGAGCCAGGCAAAGAAAGAATCAGACCAGTAATGCCCGCAGCTTTGTGACGGTATCAGGCAGTCAGGATACCGTCCGGCAGAGACGCTATCCCCCCATTGTTATCCTCAACATCCCCATTCCACAGATCTTACACACCCGCAATAGTTACCATTTAGGTAATTTTTTCTTGTGATAACGATTGACACCCATCCCAAAAGGCTTATTATTAGCAGCAAGTGTTACCAATTTGGTAATAGAAATTCGCTCTTTAACAATCCGAAACGGGCAATCACAACCCACAATCTGGCCGCCCACCAGATGGCACGGCTAACCCGTAGAACCGGAACGCCTGCCCGGAATGTGAATATCCCTATCCCCTTTTCGGAGACCGATCATGACCATAAATGATTCGTCCGGAGAGCCTTTTGTAATAGTTCGCCTGGGCTGTGGCTACATCTGGAGAATGACAGTTCTCAGAACGCGCTTCAGTCAGACCGTTAACCGGGATCAGTTCAGAAAAATCGCCTTACGGGCTTATGGCCTGAAGGGCAATTTGTCATGCAACCAACTATTACCAAAACGGTAATTCTGGATTCAGGAATGAAATATCGTTACCAGAACGGCAAATACACCTTCACTGCCTGCGTGCTCGGAATTGAACGCCAGTTCTCTGACTTCAGCGCGGGCGTTGAATGGGTTTTCACACAAAAAATGGCCGCCAGCTGCGCGGCAGACATGGAGTAAAGGTTATGTCCAATAGCACAGAACTTGAAGTAATCAGCATCACTGCCGAACAGGCACCGACGCTGTACGTTGAAAACGGTCTCGACCAGTACCTCGAGCAGATTCGTCAGGCTGTGAATGAAACGCCTGACCTGAGCACCAAAAAGGGCCGTGACCGTATCGCGTCGCTGGCGGCAAAGGTATCCCGCAGTAAAACGGCAATTGAAAAGCCTGGTCGTGATTACCTGAAGCGCCTGAAAGAGCAGCCAAAGGTTATCGAAGCTGAGTTGCGCCGCTTCACTGCCGAATGTGACCGGATTCGTGATGAAACGCGCCAGCCACTGACAGAGTTGGAAAACGCGGAGAAAGCCCGCGTTGATGCACTACAACAGCGAATTGCTGAACTGCGCGGACTGGCTGAAGTGGTCGATGTGATGGGTAATTACCTGCCATCTGATGACATCAGCGCCCGACTGTCCACCGCGAAATCTGTGGCGCTGGATGATACCTGGCAGGAGCTGGCTACCGAGGCTGGCGTAGCGAAAGACGCCACGGTGCAAAAGCTTGAGTTGTCCCTTGCTGAAGCCAGAAAGCGTGAAAATGCCGCGGCTGAGCTGGAGCGCCTGCGTAAGGAACAGGAAGCAGAAACACAGCGCAGACGCGATGAGCAGCTTAAGCGCGAAGCGGCAGAGGAAGCAACCCGACAGGCTGAGGTGAAAGCGCAGCAGGAACGGGATGCAGCGGCTAAACGTGAAGCAAATTTAAAAGCTGAAGCGGCTCGCATTGAACAGCAGCGCATCGATGCAGAACGCCGGGCTGAGCAGGAAAAGGCTGATGCCATGGCTAAAGCAGAGCGCGAAAAGGAGGAAGCTATTGATGCAGAGCGCCGACGCGCCGCAGAGGCTGAAGCATCACGCCTGGCGGAAGAGAAGCGCATCGCCGATGAAGCGGCACGTCGCTCAGCTGACAGAGAGCACCGCCGCCTGATCAATCAGCAGGCTATTACTGACCTGGTGGCAGCGGGTCTCACCGATGAGCAGGCTAAAGCCTGTATCACAGCAATCGTGATGGGCAAAGTTCAGGCCGTCACCATCAACTACTGAGGTGCTTATGGGTGCATATGCACAGCATGAAATCGCCGAAGAGCACCGCTGGAAACAACACGATGCTCAGGTCGATAAAGATGAGTGGATCCGTGACCGCGCGGAAACACTCAAAGAGTCATGGCCGGAAGGAGTTGAAAGAATCCGCCATCCACTCACTTCATATCCTATGGCTGGAATTGGTCTCGACACTGCGCAGGATGCTTACGCAGAGATGGTCGATAAGATCTGCCTGGCACAGGCCGAACTTGACTGGCAGGACATGAGTTGGCTCGGCCAGGACTGGGCGCCATGACCGCGATGCCTGAAATCAAACTGGCCCCGAGCGATCCGGGGCTTTATTTCAACCTCAGCAACGAGGCCTATCACGCTGGCCCTGGTGTCAGTAAATCGCAGCTGGACGACATCGCCATTAACCCGGCGGTGTACCAGTGGCGCAAGTCAGCGCCAGAGGATGAGGAGAAAAAGACGGCGCTCGACATGGGCACCGCCCTGCATTGCATCCTGCTGGAGCCTGAAGAGTTCGGCGCCCGATTCATTGAGGCACCCCCATTCAACCGCCGCACGAATGCCGGTAAGGAGGCTGAAGCCGCGTTCCTGAAGGATTGCAGCTACACCGGTAAAACGGTGCTGGAGCATGAAGATCACCGCAAGCTGAAGCTGATGCGCGCCAGCGCATTCGCCCACCCGGCGGCCCGATTCTTCCTGGAGGCGGAGGGTCACTGTGAAGCGTCGATTTACTGGGACGATGAGCAGACCGGCGAACTTTGCCGGATCCGACCGGACCGGTTCCTGAAAAATCAGCCGGTAATCGTGGACGTGAAGAAAGTGGCGGACATGGAGCGATTTTCCCGCCACGTCGAAGAGTTCCGCTACCACGTACAGGATGCCATGTACCGCGACGGCTTCTATCAGCACTTCAACGAATACCCGCAGTTCGTCTTCATCGCCGTCAGCGAGAGTATCGATTGCGGTCGCTACCCGGTGCGCGTCTTCCAGCTTGAGCCGGAGGATGTAGCCGTGGGTCACGATCTTTACCGGCGTGATCTGAACACCTATCACCAGTGCCGCCAGACCAATACCTGGGGCGGCGTTGAATCACTTTCCCGCCCGGCATGGGCGCGCAAAAAGGATAATCAGGCATGAGCACTAATTTAGTAACCAGCGAGACCACCAGCACCGCCGCTACCATCTTCAACCCGCAAAGCTTGATGCAGCTTCAGCAGTTCGCTCAGGTGATGTCTGAGGGCGTTGTGGCCATCCCCCAGCATCTGCGCGGTAAGCCAGCTGACTGTCTGGCCGTAACCATGCAGGCGGCGCAATGGGGAATGAACCCCTACGCAGTGGCGCAGAAAACGCACATCGTTAATGGCGCTCTGGGCTATGAGGCGCAACTGGTAAACGCGGTAGTGTCGTCTTCTAACCTTCTCGCCAGCCGGATCAATTACAGCTGGAGCGGCGACTGGTCGAAGTGTACCGGCAAGAACGACAAATCAGACTCACTGACCGTCACCGTGTCGGCAGTGATTAAAGGTGAATCTGAGCCGCGTGAGCTGACCATCAGCATGGCGCAGGCCGGTGTGCGTAACTCGCCGCTGTGGGAGCAGGATCCTAAGCAGCAGCTGGCATACCTCTGCACGAAACGCTGGGCGCGTCTGCATGCACCTGACGTGCTGCTGGGCGTTTACACGCCAGATGAACTCGACGAGACACCCCGCGGCGAACGCGACATCACGCCGCGCACCACTGCTGACCTGAACACGATGATCGGGAGCAGCACTGAACCGCTCACTGCGGCGGATAACCGCGATGACGATGCGCTGGTAGCTGGCCTGCAGGAAGAGATTGAGCAGGCTGACACTCTGGAAAAGGCAGTGACCATCGGTGAGAAGATCAGCCAGTTCAAAGATGCCCTGACAGAATCCACTTTCCGCTCACTGCGGGCCCGTGCTGGCAAAGTCTATAAGCACCACGACGCCCGCCGCCAGATTGAAGCCGCGATCAACAGCCTGGACGCCAGCGCGCCGGACGCGAAAGAAACTTTTGTGAAAGTTGAAGCAGACCTGCAGCGCCTGAAGGGTGCGCTGGGTGATGAGCTGCACGAAGGCTTCAGCATCACGCTTGGCGACATGCGCGCCGAATACGTTTAACCAACACCAGTGAAAACTCAGGGGCCCATAGCGGCCCCTTTTCTTTGGAGAGAGAAAAATTATGAAAGGTGCAATCCGTAAAGATCAGCTGCTCGAGCGCGTGCCGCTGTCTGAGTACACCATCAATCAGATGGAAAAGAATGGCGAGTTCCCGAAGCGCTTCCCGCTGACCAACCGCACGGTAGCCTGGAACCTCGAAGAAATTGAGGCCTGGCTGGATGAGCGCCAACGTAACGCCAGCGCAGCGCAGCGTGACCCGTCACTGGCGGCGAAGTTCGAAGCCAACCCCAACCACCGTAAAGCCGCTGAGCGTTCAGCGATGAGAATGGCGGGCTGATCATTGGGTGACTGTGCTGATGATTTTAACGCGCTGAAGGAGTATCACCGCCAGCGCAAGCAGGATTTGTACGTGAAAAATGCTTCCCTGCTAAAAGCATGTGGGCTGTCTTTTACAAAAGATCCGTCTGGTTCCTTTAAATTCATTACCCCACAAGGAACCGTCATGTTTTACCCATCAACCAGCAAATTCATGCATCGCGGAAAAGTGCATCGCGGTGATGGCCGTGCTGTTGAAAAATATGTCAGGAGCTTGTTATGACATCGAAAGAATTAATCCTTACCTATCTGAAGGAAAACGGCGCATCCAAATCTGTTGATATCCACGCCCATCTGGAACAGCACGGCCTGAAGCGTGATAGCTCAATGTCGGCGCTCAGCAAACTGATTATTGCTGAGGAGGTGATTCGTATCCGTTGCGGGCAGGACAATATCTGCTGGCTGAAAAATGCTGAAAGGGTGATCAAACCGAATGAGATCCACCACCGGCTGAGCAACGCAAACCGCCGGCTTACTGCGATGAATAGCGTCAACGTGGTGTTTGATGAGTGCCGGGAAAATAGTCAGGTTTACCGCATGGATCAGTTGCTGCGTTCGGCGCGGGAGGTGCGGGCATGAACTATCAGCTGATTTATGCCGATCCTCCCTGGTCGTATGGCAACACAATCAGCAACGGTGCCGCGGATAACCACTACGGCACCATGTCGATTGCTGACCTTAAGCGCCTGCCGGTCTGGTCGCTGGCGGCACCTGATGCCGTGCTGGCGATGTGGTACACCGGCACGCACGCTGAAGAGGCTATCGCGCTGGCTGAAGCGTGGGGCTTCAATGTGCGCACGATGAAGGGTTTCACCTGGGTGAAGCTGAACCAGCTGGCGGAGCAGCACATCAGCAAAGCGCTGCGAGATGGCGAGGTAGAGGATTTTTACGACCTGCTGGCGCTGCTGAACACCCAGACGCGCATGAACGGCGGTAACTACACCCGCGCCAACACGGAAGATTGCCTGATCGCCGTGCGCGGTGCTGGCCTGGAGCGCATGAGCGCATCGATCAAGCAGGTGATTTATAGCCCGCTGGGCGAGCACAGCGCGAAACCGTGGGAGGCACGACACCGGCTGGAGCTTCTCTATGGTGACGTGTCACGCATCGAGTTGTTCAGCCGTGGTGATGCCGAAGGCTGGCATCACTGGGGAAATCAAAACCCACAGAACAACATTGAGCTGGTTCCTGCTGGATTCATGGCAAAAGATCAACAGCCACAGCGGATTGAGGTTACTCGCGGCATGGTGGAGTTAACGAGAGGTAATGCAGCATGAACAGATTAACCCCTGGCGGCATGGCTGTCATCGTCGGCAGCAGCAGTGAAGCCTTTACAAATAACGTGGGCCGGATGGTAAGAACGGTATGCCGTGAAGGCATGCTGAAATCTAAAGTCACTGGCATTGTGAGCGAATGCTGGTTTATTGAAGTGCCGGAGGGCGCCAGACCTTTAAACAGCAAAATGCCAGATGGGCGCGTGAGCCTGTCTTACTGCGGCAATATCCCGGCGGTGTTGCTGATGCCGCTTGATAATAACGATCCAGATGCAGAACTCCGCGCATCGCCGGTATACGGCAGCATGGGGAAACTATGATCGCACTGTCGATTTACCTCATGATTGCCGCATACCTGCTGGGTAAGCTGGAAGACGGGCCGCACTCTCCGCAGTCGGTCTTTATCTGCCTGGCCTGGTTACCGGCAGCACTGATTTACCTGTCAGCGCTGCTGGCGGACAAAACACTCGGCGATCACCCTGAACGTTGAGCCATCCACTGTTCAAACCGCAATGGTGAGAACGGCACCAAATCTGAAAGGCTCCCATCTGTCCACCCATCCACCATGTCGGCCCACTGCTGCAGCATAAACGTGCGTTGCGGAAGGTATTCCGCTTTGTTGTACACCGCGCGCACGCCCTTCTGCTCATGGGCCAGACACTTCTCTATCCAGTCAGATGGATAACCTGCCTCATGCAGCAGCGTGCTCGCTGTGCGCCGCAGGTCATGCACCGAAAAATCCCCTAGCCCCTGATTACCATCTTTTCTCGTTTCCGCAATCGTAATATTGATCACCCGATTAAGAGCCGCGTTAGACAGCGGCTTTGTCAGGTCATACCGTCCAGCCAGCAGATACCGGCTGCCGCCGGCGCACATCTGCAGACCCACCAGCAGATCATTAGCCTGGCTCGACAGCGGGATGATGTGCGCCCTGCTCGCCTTCATTCGCCCGGCCGGGATCTGCCAGAGCTGGCGGCCAAAGTCGATCTCATCCCACACCGCATTGGTGAACTCACTTTTCCTGACCAGCGTCAGCATGACGAACTTCAGCGCCAGCTTAAGCGTCGGCATCGTGGCCACGTTGTCCAGGGTGCGGAAGAACAGCCCGATCTCTGCCGGAGTCAGCGCCGTGGTGCGCGGCTCGAAGGTGGCAATCGACGATGCCTTAATGCGTTCCGCCGGGTTCACGTAATCGTGGCCTCTGTCAGCTGCATACCGGAATACACTGGCGACAATCTCCCGCGCCTGTACTGCGGTCGCCCGGCCGCCCCGCGCGACTATACGGTCGCACAGGTCACGCACCATCGCAGTGGTGATCTCGGTCATCAGCTTGTTGCCGAGTGCCGGGAGGATATCCCGGTCAATGACGGCCTGCTTCATGGCGCGTGTACTGTCAGCCAGACGAACGTGCGTCATGTAGCTGACGGTAAAATGGTTGAAACGGTCAGCGCCGGTGATGTGTTTTTTACCGTCACGCTTCGCCGCAGCCGGTGATACACCTGAGTCGATCAGCTTTTTGGCGGTATTTAATTTTTCGCGCGCTTCCGCCAGGCTGATACCGTCAGGGCCGTACTTTCCGATCGTCAGCGTTTCGCGCCGACCGTTGAAGCGATAGTCATAACGGAATGACACAGTGCCGCCGGGCTGGACGGACACATACAGGCCTTCCCTGTCAGTAACCTTGTAGGCTTTCTCGCGGGGTTTCAGGTTCTTCAGCTTTGTGTCGGTGAGCAT